TTCATCCGCTAATTTGCGTACTTCACCCACTTCTTGAGCTTGCTTGCCAATCAGCTTTTCAGCCTCTTGGTGCATCTTGATAATGTCTGACAGTTCTTTGCCCCGATACTTGTCGGGAATGTCATCACTAGCTTGCTCAACTGTGGAATGAAGTTTCTGCTTTTCAACGACTTCTAATTCACTTTGCAACTCGTCTGGGTTATCAATCAACATTGTTTTTTCCTTTTTCCTGCCACTTTTGGGTTCTAGGAGATCACAACGGCATAAATGCTTATGTTGTGGCTTTGCGCTCTGCCGCTAACTTTTCACGGTGTTTATGGTCAAACTGCATATGTGCAGTTGGGAAATGACCTGACCACCCTTCCAATTTAACGCTAGGTGCGCTCATGATGCGACTGGCTGAACCACCGCACTCACACTGAACAGACTGCAACTCATAATTGCAATACCGTTCAATTTTGTGTCCGTTTTCACAGACAAATTCATACATTCTTTTCATTCAATTCCTCGTAGGCTCGTTCGCTGACCTCTTTCAAGGTTTTCAGCCAAGTCAAGATGGAAAGTTCACCTTTTCTGAACATCAAGGTCTTTTCATCAGGAATCACGCTTATATTATTCAAGGACTCTATCATATTGTCAATGTCAATAGTCAAGTCCTTCCAGCCTTCCATGCTCATCATGTCAAAGCGGGACTCGTAATAGCGTTGGAGTTCTGGTGTCACCAAGGCACTCCTGTGGCGGTTGTTGGATTCTTCTTGGCTTCAATCTGTGCCGCTAAAGAAGCCTCAACAGCGTCCTTGTCCACACCATTTGCCCAAATCCATCCCAACACGGTTTCTTGTGTCAACTGGTTATAGGCAACAGTAGGAGTGCCATCAGACCATGAGCAGGTGGCGTAGGTGGATGCTGAGTAGTCACCATCAACTGCTGTGGCTTGCCAGTGGGCAGTTGTTACAAATCCATCAGAGGTTTGACGGTCAAGCTGTGAAATGTTCCAAGTTACGCTCATGCTGATGCTCCTTTAAGGGCGGCTACGTCTGCCTGTAATTGGGTGATGAGGGCTTGTTGTTCTTGTATGGCTTTGACAAGCACTGGAATAAGTGTGTCCTTGTCCAACATTTTTTGGTTATCTATAGATTTGGACATTGATTCATCCAATGTCGTAACTGCTTCTGGAATTACTGTTTCTACTTCTTGAGCAATAAAACCCAAGTTAGTTTTTCCATCACCATTTATCCATTCAAAACTTACTGGTCTAAGAGCACTGATTTGTTGTAACCCATAACCAATTCCAACAATGTTTTCTTTCAATCTTTCATCGGAAGTTGTTACAAGCAGTCCTGATACAGTATCAATATATGATTTCAATGTTTCAGTTCCACCAGAATTTGAATTGAAAATAACAATGGCAGAAGCTGAAGTAGTTCCTTGTCTATAAAATTGAGCCGCATTATTATCGCCACTTGATTTAACATTTAATCTTGAGGTATATATATTTGCTGTAGTCCCCACCAGCAAGTTACCGCTGGAGTCGATGCGGGCACGTTCATTTGTATAGCTCAAATCATAGAAACGATGATTTGTTGATGCGTAAAAATTGTCGTTGCTTTGCCCAACAATAAGACCAGCACCACCAGTGGCGGCTACAGCAAGTCTTCCTGATGGCGAACTCGTACCAATCCCCACATTACCAGAGGTATCAAGCACCATACGAATAGCACTTGCTGTGGAATCGTAAAAATACAGATTGTTTGCATAACCAGCCGCCGCCGCATTACCGCCAACACCAATCTCGTAAGTTTTTCCAGAAGCACCAGAATTTGATAATCTGAATGTACTGTAACCGGAAGTTGAACTTCGGCTGACTTCTAATTGTGCGCCGGGCGAAGCAGTACCAATCCCCACATTACCGCTTGAGTCAATCCTCATCGACTCCACACCGCCTTCAGAGAAAGCAATAGTGTCAGCCGCAGGGAAGAAGATGCCTGTGTTGGTGTCGCCTGTAGTTGTGATGGCAGGAAGTGCCGCTGTACCAGCTACAAAAGCCGCTCTTTGGCTTGTGTCAATCGTGACAGCGGTGGTTGTTCCATTGGTCTTCAGTGCAAGGCTACCAGCACTATCTATTGAGCCGTTATTAAGAGTTACTTGAGTTGCCATGTTTTATTTCCTTTAAGGTGTTCCATTTGCGACAATGTTTGTCGCAGAAGTGATGACTCCAGTTGAAGACATAGAAGCAATTGTCGTTGCTCCATACTTAAACAGCAATTTACCGCCAGATTCTTCAATTGTAAAGTTTGTGGTCAGCAACTTGGGTGTAGATGCGGCAGTCCCTGTTGTGTTCTGGTTCAACGTAGGAATGTCAGCCGCAACAATCGCCCTGAATGTAGGCACTCCAGCAGAAGCATTAGGGGCGGCTAAGACATAGTTTGCAGTCTTAGAAGCATAAGGGTTCTGAGTGTCTCCATAACCAGAAGCCAAGCTAATAGCGGGAGTAGTACCACCAGAGGACGCAACAGGAGAAGTACCAGTGACAGAAGTCACAGTCCCTGTAAAAGCATCATTTGAGGTGATTGTGAAGTTGGGATATGTACCACTGATAGACGTTGTACCCGCACCAGTCAAAGAAACAGTCTGGTCAGGGGCAGAATTGGTAATGGTAATAGTTCCAGCACCCTCAGTAATGCTGATACCTGTGCCATCAGTTAGAAAAGCATTTTCCCAAACACCAGCCACAGCATCGTAAATCAAGGTGTTGCCAGATGCTAACGATGTGAAGTTGACATTTCCATCTGTTCCACCCAATACAGAACCAAATGAAGGACGAACAAACAATACGCCATTTGAGGAGCCAACATGAACAACAGCCGCCACAATGCAAATAGCATTAGGCACTGCTGGCTTGGTCTTGGTCAAACCACCTGTGACAGATGGGTTGTAGTAAAGAACATCACCTTGCGCCCAACTCTCTGCTCCACCAGTTGTGTTGATTGACTTAACTTCACCAAAAGTCGTGACAAAAACCCAATCGTTTGTAGAGCCAGTTTCAGCGGCAACACCAAGAATGTAGTGTGCTTGTTCTGGTTGCAAACCTGTAGCTGGTGCGGCTCTCAATCCACCACTAGCACCAAGAGTACCAGTGAACATCAACACTTGGCCTTTGGTAGCCGCAGAAGATAACTTGACTCGGTAATACAGTTCTTCACCAATGTGCTGAACCTGATTGCCATTCATATGGAATGACAATGTTTGGAATTGATCTTCAGCGTTGTAATACAACTTACCAGTTGCATTCGTAACAGTTGCGGCAGTGTCAAACTGGATGAAATCAGGTGATGAGATACCACCTGTGATGCCAGTCATTGATGTGATGTTGTCGTTTGCACCAGCAATCGCCCAACTTTGGTCAATCTTCTGCCAAACAGACCCGTTGAAAATCAACCAGTCCCCTGCTTTCCAGTCAGTGATGCCGTTTAGGTTTGTAGAACCAGCAGTGTCAACAACATAATAATAGCCGCTTGTTCCAACACTAGAGGTGAGAGTAGGAGTGTTTGTAGACGCATTCCATGTTCCTTGGTAATTCAAAGCACCAGCAACATTACCCCATGAAAGGGTAGAACCATTGGTAGTTAAGAACTTGCCAGAATTCCCTGATTGGCTAGGAATCAGGTTGTTAATCTGGGTTTGAAGTGAGGCTAGAGTATCAAGTACAGACTGAGAAGTGCCGCCACCGTTAGTAATGACTTTGATGCGTTCTGCAAGATCAGGAGCAACAACTTCACCAACATTGAGTTCACGACCAGAAGACAGTGTAATAACAAGGCTACCGTCAAAATCAATGCGAGCAGCGGTAACAGAAACACCGTCAGTACCATCCACTCCATCACGCCCATCTCGACCAGCGTCACCTCGATCACCTTTAGCGCCATCTTTGCCTGATCGTCCATCTTTTCCATCTCGACCATCCTTGCCATCAGCACCATCACGACCATCTTTGATGGAGGCTACACGCTTTTCAATGGAGTTACCCACATCGTCAAAGCGGGAACGAATGTCAGATTCAATCTTCTTGAGAGCCTGAACAACTAGGTCAACATTCTCACCAATCTTGCGCTTTTGCACTTCTTTTGCTTGAGCAACAGACTGCCGAACAGAATCCAAAACAGCCATTTGCTGCTCTGGAGTCATGTTTTTAAGGATTAACTCCTTGGCAAGATTTTCGACATTCATCGCACAATTCCTGTCTGGGAAGCATTCAATTGTTGCGTCAGTTGGTTGAGGAAGTCTTCTTCCATGCCAGCCATCTTGTTATTCTTCTCTGACATCTGCAATTCAACAATCTTAGACTTGTTCTTGATGTCGGCTTCTTTCAACATCAGTTCAGCAATCTTAACCCGCTTGTCAAACTCACGAGAAGCCGCTTCATCCTCATTGGGCAAGTTCTTAGTGGTTGCACCAAGCACTTTAGCCTGAATCTCTTGAGGCATCAACTGTGCTTCCATCGACAGTTTCACAGCATTTGCTTTGTTTTCTTCAGCCTGAGTCGTGTTGACAGCAATCTGAGCCTGAGCCGCTTGCATCGCCAATTCAGCTTGCATTTGTTGCATTTGCTGTGCTTGTGGGTTAGGCGCACTCATCTCATCCAAAGCCGCAACCAACTCATAACGGTTGGTCAGGCTAGAGTTAGACAAGATGCCCTTCAAGATGATAGGCAGGACAGGAGTATCAGGGCCAAGAGTCTGCAACAAGCCAATGAACAGCTTTTGTTCGTACTCACGAGCAATGATGCCCAAAGTGGCAGTCGGGATAAAGTTCATGTCCACAGAAGGATAACGCTCTGGGTCAAACTGCATATAGCGGAAAGCAGCCTTCTTGATGAATGGAATCAGGAAGTCTTCTTGGAAGTTAACTAGTGTGCGCTTGTACTTCTTGATGATGGTGGCAACAGCCATAGACATACCATCACCATCACGAGCAGAATTACTAACCATTCCCTGTGAATCAAGAGTGCCAGTGGCTTGCAACAACATACGCTCAAACTCTTTGGCGGTTGCCAAGTTGTTAGGGTCTGTCTCGCCAAACTTAAATGGCATCAAAATCTCTGTTGGAGAGCCGTTTACAAGGATAGCTTTTCCGGGCTTGACCTCAAACTTAGCACCACGAGGCAAACGAGTTGCATCCATTGCAATCATTGGGCTAGTGGTCAGCGCCAAAGAGTCTAAGTGGCTACGAGTCTGGGCATCAATAGCTTTTTGCATATTGAAAGCCTTCTCAACCGTACCCCGACCCAACAAACGGTTAGGAATCGTGTCATCTTGATAGCTCAAGACTGGACGATCTTTCATCATGTAAGGGTTTTCTTCAGCTTTGAGCAACAAACCATCGTTGGCAATGACCACAATGGCCTCAACCATGTCTGTGTAGTCTTCAGCGGCTGAATTTTCAGGGAACAACTCGACAATTTCTTTGTTTTCTGTCAAATTGTTCAGGTATTCACGAGGCACAAGACCGTAATAGGTCAGCAAAAGCACCTTTTCGTCCTGATATTGGCTAACCTCTTGGGTTGGTTCAAGATCGGTGTCTTCATAGGTAGGGGTGATGTCAACCTTTCGGTAGATTCCACGTTCAATACCTTCAACAACCTTATGAATTGACACGTATTTCTCGATTGCCACGCCCATACAGTCATCAATGCTTGTCCCATTAGGGTCAAACAGGAAGTTCTTGGGGTTCACAGGGACAATCTTGACCGCAATGCGGTTAGTCTCAGTCACACCAATAGCCGCCTGACCTGTTTGGTTAGGGATGGCACGAGTTGTAGGGATGTATTCCTTCTCAGTCTTGACGATGATCTCGCCAATACCTGTTCCATAGATTTCAGCCATCAACTCGATCTGGTCGATAGATTTCCTGATTTTGTCTTTCTTGAAATCTTCCATGAGTTGAGCCTTGATAGCTTCAACGTCTAATGGATTACCGTCAATATCCTTGATGTCATCTTGGATGTCAAAGAATTCGCCCTGACCAAAGATAGCTTCCATGATCTCAGCATGGCGGGTTTCTACGGCTTGTTGTGTGGCAGGGGTGACGATGCGGCTACGCTCAGATTCACGAGTCTTGTCTTCAGAAGCCCATTGACCACGGAAGATGCGTTCGTACTCTAGCCAATCTGGGAGGAAGTTGACATCACGGTAATCACGCCAGCGTTGGCAGTGGTCAACAACAAATGCAGTGATTTCCTTGTCAGCCTCTGTTGGCTGATAAAACTGGTTCTGCTCTAACTTCACTTGTTTGTCTGTTGCCATAGTGTTACCTTATAGATGTGCCAATTGTGCTACCAAAAGGGTCAGCATAAACTGGAGATGATTCAGGCATAGGCATCCGCAAGTCTTGTGGTGTTGCAAATGGACTCATGCCTTGTCTTATCCGATCTAAAGCAAACTGCTGTGCCTTAGTATAAATCTCTGGTGTAGGTTCACCACCCATTTGCAACAACTGAAGCTCTTGTGCAGTCAAGGTGGGAACAATCAAAGGGTGCTGTATTACTTGACCATCTAACTCAAATGACGATGACAACTCTGTCATTGGCATCCCTTCAGATGTCGGGATAGCTCCAAAATAACCACGGCCTTTAATCTGAGGTTGGTCGGCTACCGACTCTGAATAGCGCAATCCATAGGGGGCAAGAGGGTTTACATCTGGCGCACTGAAATAGTCAGGAAACATCCCGCCAACTATTCCTTGTCCTTGATTCCCCATTGTTGCCATAGTGTTACCTTAAAAACCCGAAATTACGTCAAGGGGCTCCCACTCATCTTCTTGGTCATCTTGGAAGTATGAAGTGACAGCCAGTTGGTCAATGTACGATAGGGCATCTGGTAGGTCATCATGCACACCTTGGGATGGGAACATCAAGAGTTGATCTTTGAATTCATCCCAATCTTCCTCGGAGTTCAGCACAATTCTGCCATGCTCAAACCGTCCTTGAAGTGACCAAATGATACGGTCGGTTTTTTTACGATTACCGTGGGTCAAGTCAACTATGTGCGAATATACATTATTCTTCCGCATCAAGTCACTCAAATACGGCAAAACTGCGTTTTTTAGCGCACCCTTCTCAATTCCTATGGAAAGTGGCCTGTATTCCCGAATCTTGAGCAAAATGGTGGCGGCAGTCTCCCGAATGTCCCACCGTCCATAAACAATCTCTTTGACGAACCATTTACCCTCGTCTGTCACCTTGACCACAGCAATGGCAGTCTGGTCTAACCGCTTCTTGGAGTTAGCCGCTTGTTTAGCAACCTCCTCAAAACCAGCCAAGTCAACAGCAATGTAGTAGCTACCATACTCAGGCTCAACACCGTATTTCAGCCATTCTTCCTTGAAAACGTCAGAACCAGCGTTTGTGAACGAGGCCATATATTCTTGCTTGAAAGCAAAGGAGGAGAGGGTTTTCTTGGCAGACTCAATCTCAGTTGGGTCGATCAGGGGATTGTCTTGGGTAGTGAAATGCCAAGATTTCCAATCTGGGTCAGATTCGCTCTCGCCCAATCTAAACAAATCGTAGAACCAGTTTCGACCTTTTGGAGTGCCCAAAAATAAGGCTCTACCTTTTCTGTCTGACAGAGATGCTCGAATAACTTGCTCCCAAGCCTCTGGCTTAATGTCTGCTACCTCATCCAATACGGCATAGGTCAAACTCACGCCACGGAGGGTATCTGGTCTATCAGCACCACGGACGTATATGGTTGCCCCATTGATTGTGGTGATGTCTTGATTATTGATGTGTGCAGATTGGATAACCTCTTTACCAAGTTCCATCAAGACTTGCCAAATAATCTGCCTTGCTTGACCGTTGGTTGGAGCCACATAAAGTACAGCAGAACCTTGTGGACAACGTAAAGCCTCAATCAATAGAGTAATAGCGCATAAACGAGATTTACCACACCGTCGACCAGCAGCTACGACCTTGAACCTCGATGTGTCTTTAAAAACTTCCTCTTGCCACGGCAACAGAGAAAAATTCAAATCAGCCATTTTTTGCCTCAATATCCTCTGCGTCGACCACTGGTGCATGGGAAATCTCCCCAATGCCTGTGATGTTGATTGTCACTGCTGATCGCTGCTTTCCTTCTTTCTCAAACAGGGAGACAGGGAGCATTCTGTCCATACAGAGTTTGATTGCAGCCATCTGAGCAGGGTGTTCGTCATTCATGGCAATCTCAACTGCCTTGTGGACAACGTTAGAACCAGCACTGTTTATCAGGAGTTCTTTGAGTTCTTTGACTCTTTGAAGTTCAGTCTTGGGAAGTAGAGCAGGAGGACTATCGGCATAGCGAGCCATAGTCATAGGTTTGGGAATAGCAACAGCTACAGGCTTGGGCGGCCTACCACGAGGCTTTTTCAGTTTGTCAGGTAAAGCGTCTATTGCATTCATCTTTTGTCCACAGGAGGGAAGTTAGCGATTACTTTACATCAGAATAGGAATCTTGTATAGTGCAGACAAACGGGGATCAGAACCCATCCCTCTATGCGGTTGAGCCGACCAAGTAGGATAAACAGGTAAATCATGTGGTTTCTAGTAGGCTCCCTCATGTCGTGATGACATCATGGGAAAGCTGAACAGGACAAGTTGCGTGAACAGGTCTGTCTAACAGATATAACTGTAACCAAGATAAACGAGAGGCTCACTCCTTACTTAGGAGTATTACCCGTCTTCCCCCTCGGGTTCTCGTCCATTGTTACTGCTACATAAGAACATTCCTTCTTTTCTTAAAGCCAGTCTTGTTGTGTCAAACATCTAGATTTAGCTTTTCGAGTGGGAGGGAGGCTACAACAATATTCTCTCTACTCACCCACCCCCTCCCCCCCATAGTAAGCACTCACACTAGGCGAAGTAAGCGCACACTAACTAGCGGCTTGATACGACAGATATTATGTTAACTAGTTGGGCATAGGGAAGTGATGC